GTTTATCTGTGCGTGTCAGAAAAAACCGAATATATGGCGCGGCATTGATTGTGCGCGTGTTTTGTAATGTTTATTTATCTTTCTTTGATGAGTTACAACTGCGGCACATGGCTTGAAGGTTGGCCATTGAGTGATCACCACCCTTGGAGAGCGGAACTCTATGGTCAACTGTCGCATCTGATCCAATAAGTTTCTTGTTGCATCTGCAACATACCCAACCGTCACGCCTTAACACTTGCACACGCACTCTCTGCCACTCAGCATTGTAACCGCGAAGTGTTGATGACAATCGCTCACGCTTTGGTTCGCTTGCCTTCTTGATAATCAAACAAGAGTCACACCATGATCTTGCTGTTGGTATGCCACACATCAGACATGACAGCTTCGGAGCCAAGTGTTACTGCTCTTTGGTTATCGTTGTGATCTTGCCACCAGTGTATGCATCCCACTTAGCAGCAACACTTATCGCATCGCGAATGATTGTCTCTGCCAACTTAGGATCGTGAATCTTAAAGCCCACATCTTTCAATGCGTAAGTCATAGCACCTAGTGCTAATGCTTCTCCACTGCCGGCAACATAAACATTTTCCTCGCATCGTTCCCATGAGTAATCATCCTCAATGCGATAGAGGTTGCAGTCAATGACAACAAGAAAGATGTTGCCATGCGTTACTGCTGAGTTATCATTCTTTGTTTCATAGCCAGAATCTAAAAATGCTTTGCGTATTGATGGGATCAATGTTCGTGTTATGAATCTGTCAGGATTAGATCGCCCTGTCTTAGGTGCAATCCATTTGTGTTGGAGAATGTTTATTCCTCGAACATCACCTGCACCACCAATGACGATGCCATTGTTCTCAAATATCTTGCCGCCAGGAATGTTGACCTTAAATCCGTTTTGATCTGATGATTGTGAATCACCACCCATGACAATCCATCCATCGCCTTGTATAGCTGCGAGTGTTGTCATTTGTTTTCCATCGCGATCTTGGCATCTAATAATTCATCAACCAATGCCCATAAATGTTTCTTTTGTGAGTCGCGAGTTTTGTGAAGCACTTCAGCGATATGGCTTAACGCCTCGTTGATTTCCTCAAGCGATTCATCTTGGATGTTCATAATTGTAAGGATAGCCATGCCCAGAGACAGCCGATGTCTTTTTATACTTATTACGCAATGCGCTAAGCATAGCGCATACAATCCACGATTTTGTCAAATTAAGTCTGTTTTACGCAGTGAAACCATTTGCTGAAGGTCAAACAATTCTCCCCTGCGATTTACCTTGTGACGGCGAGCAAACTCATGGACATTTTTGTAAGTCATGCCGAAGTAAGCAGCAATCGCCTCGGCATCGAGCCAGACTGAACGCTTATCGCTCATTGCCACTGCGATCAGGCGAAGGGTTGTCCACTGGCTTTGGCAACCGCGACATTGGAATATCTCCAGCGGATCATCGGGGTTGATCTTAAGTAGGGTTCCGCAACTGCCTTCGCCTGTTTCAGCTGGACATGGAATGCGGCGAGTCTTTTCAACGAATCGGCGAGCAGCAGCCATGCCTTGAGCATGAATGCTCGCAAGCTCATCGGCAAAGTCATCAATCCAATCTTGCAACCCTGACCACGCCAAATGAGTCTGCGAGAATTTAATGGCATCGGCGATCTCGCCTTGAAGCGTTGCTGGCTTGGCGATCATCGCTGGCCTTGTCAACTCTCGCTCATCTCGGATCAACTTCTCCCACTCATGCAGGAAGCCGAGAATGTCGTGACCGGCAATGAAGGACAGAGCCGCGACATTCAAGCCAATGGTTCGCTCACTGGATCTGCCGCCATTTCCACTCTTGCCAGGAAGCAGTTCATCGTGAGCGCCAATCCAAAATTCCATGAGATCGTCAAGCTGTGAATGAAGTCGGCTTTGACAGCGATTGCATAATCCAGCCGATGTCACCATTCGGCGGCAAAGAGGGCAGAGTGAGTCGGTCATTTAGAATGGGATTCCTTCGCTCTTAGAGATGGCTGGCTTTTCAAATAACGGGGAAGGTTCAAAGTATGTCGGAGATTGGCAACTGTGAGTTGCCAGAACTTTAGCCCTTGGATCGGCTTTTTCAATATGCCAAAGTTTGCGCCGAACTAGGCAAACCTGTGAAGTTCCGAAAGTCTGGTAAATCCTCAAGCCCTTTGCCCTAGCAATTAACTCCTCGGCAAAGTTGAGTGGATTCGGCTCAACCCTTGTCAGGAAACCATTGACATAACATTCCAAAATCCAACCCTGACACCTGTCGCAAAGGGTTAGGGTCGGGAATGAGGATAGGAATGATTCAATCATTCTCTAAACCGCCCACCCTTTCCCTCTCCCCCTGTTACACAGGGGGGAGAGTGGGAAATGGTCATGGGAAATTTTTATGTTTGACCCTTTCCCGAGTTTGGGAAAGGGTGGGAAAGGGTCAAAATGAGCGTGATTTTCGGGAAAGGGTGGGAAAGGGTCGTTTGAAATCTGCTGATTTTCTTGGGAAAGGGTCGGGAAAGGGTCAACATTTACGCTCAAATTTTCAAAATATCGTGGGAAAGGGTGGGAAAGGGTCATTTGAGCGTGATTATGCATTTTTTGCCTCATCAAATGGCTGAATTCCAGCAGAACTATCATCAGCTTCTCTATACGGTTTTAGCAACTTTAGATTCAAGGAATTGCGAGAACCATTCTCAATAACAATGAATTTCTCGTCAATAAGATTTTGAATGGCAACTAGCACCCATTCTGTCTTGCCCTTGACTTCCTTAATGACGGCAGATTTTGACAACGGCATATTCGCCGCTTCTAATGTCTTGCTGACCTGCTCCATCAAATGCGTTGGCCTTGTACGATCTCCAGCGACCATTTGAGGGCTGATGATCGTCATTGTGACCATTCCTTCAGCTGTTGACCGCAACTCCACTGTGCCGGCGAACTTTGCCTCTTTAGAGTGTTCTCTGACAGCGCCAGGGCGGTCTTTTGTCACCTTCAGATTCAACTCGCCATTCATGCCCTTGCCAAATGGCAGCGTCACTTCAACGGCAATCGCGCAGCCGTTGATGTCTGCCCGTTTTGCTTGAGCGCCGATGGCATAGTTGCCGCGATTGTCCTTTGACTTAGGAACATGGTCAATGGTTATGACACACGCGCCCGACAGCGCCAACGGCTTTAAGAGCTGCTGGCTGAAAAAGGTGGCATCGCGATTGCTGGTCAAATCTAAGGCCAGCAAGGTCATGGCGGCATTGACACCGTCAAGGATGATCAATTCAGGCACAATCTCGGTCAGCGCATCAACCAAGTCCATTCGCTCGTTCAGGGTCAAGTTCTGGTCGGGATTGGCGTAGGTGAAATTTGCAAAATGACGATTCTCAAGGCCAAGTGAGCGAAGTCGGCTCAGAATACCTTTGCCCGAATCCTCAAAATCTAGGTAGATCACCTTTTGCTGGATTTCAAGTGCCTGTTTAACAGCTAGTAGCGCAACCCAAGTCTTTCCCGACTCCGACTCACCAAGTAAAGCGTTGATCTTGCCTCGATAGAACAGGCGATGACCGTCATTGCGAGCTAAGAATTCAGGTTCGGGCTGTTCAATCTCACCTTCAAGGTCTAACGGTTTTGGATACCAACTGGAGCGTTCTCGCACCTGCTCGACATGATCTGAGTCAATATCAGGCACAATAGTCAGAGTCGGCTTGGCTAACTCTTGCAGTTGGGTCAGACTAAGCAAGGAATTCTGTGCGCCGTAACCTAACGCCCTGAGTGCCTTTGCCGCACTTGAGAAATCCCCACTGTGATTGAGGTGCGCGAATGCTGCAAACTTGGAGTAAGGCTTTTCCGCTTCGAATGTTGTTGATGTTGTAAATACAAAGAGATTATCTCCATCGTTGCGACCTGTGGTAGCTGAAATCCCAGTATCTTTGCCAGGTCTGCACCAATAAGTGACACCGCCTGAAGTGTAGATTTGTTTCCATCCAATAAGGATGTCGCTCCATTTTGCTTTTGCGTTGAAATCATCGCCTGGCTTCTCTCCTGTTGATTCTGACTTTGGTAGTAGTGCTGTGGCAATTGACTCCTTGACCGGCATGGAGTCAAGCGCCTTGAAAATTGAATGTAACGCCTCGCGCTCCTCCATTGAGAACATTGGGATCGTGTTTGGCGATCCTGTCAATAGCACCCAAGGTTGATGGCTTCGGTGAACCTCGCCATTTGACGGTGCGGTGACTACGAAACCGCCTTCGCCTCTTGTCTCAACCAATACCTCAACGGTGTCATTCTCCCCTGGTCGGCGAGCAATCTTTGTGCTTCCTGGCACTGGCTCATCGGCGATTCGATATAGGAAATGCAAGCCCCCTGATGGTGTCATCTCGGCGTAGCCAGTTGTCAACAATCGCCAGAGTTCCTCAAGGCCAGAGTTGATGGCGATCTCTTTGGCTTCGTCAAATAGGCCAGCGTGGATTGCTCGACCTTCTAGTTCGAGCATCTCCAAGTTGCCACTGACCGCGCCAGTGATTATGCCAATGCCAGGGTGACCTGTGCCAAACCAATCGCCTAATTGCTCAGGCTCGGCTCGGCTGACTTGATATTGCTTCCATGAGCCAATCGGTGATTTGCTGCCATTGTTATTGACAGGAACTACCGAAATGCCAGCATCGTAGAAATCAAGAGCTGCTTGAAGGACTGGATTCATTCCTTATCCCCTAGCGCAAAGTCAATCCGCGCCTGAGCAATTGCGACATATTCCGCGCTTTGTTCAATGCCAATGAAATCAAAACCTTCATAGGCGCAAGCCTTGCCAGTTGAACCGCTACCCATAAAAGGGTCAAGCACAATGCCATTTGGCGGTGTCACCAAGCGCACTAGGTATTGCATCAGCAATGTTGGTTTTACTGTTGGGTGGTGATTGGCGCGAGTTGTTGTGCGTTCATTTCCTGAACCCGTAAGCATTGAGCCATTTGCCGTTGCTTGCATTGCGCCAGTTCGTACTTCCTCAAACCCATCAAGCCCCTCATTCCTGTCACGCTTGCTTGCCTTCGCGCAGTAAAAGAATCGGGCGGCGCTGCCTGAACTTCCTTCATCTGAAAATGTTGTTGTGTTTGCTAATACAAAACTTGTTTTTGATGTGGCATTTCTTGGTTGGCCAGCCTTATGCGCCCCCGATTTCGTATCAGGAAACAACGCCACAACCTCATCGCTGCCATCGTGAATGAAGTTGGCGGGGAAGCGGCCTAATTCTTTGAGTTTTGCAAGTGCTGCAAGTTGTTCAGGTGACTCACCCACGCGAGCATCAAATTCATCATCTGTCTCATCATTGCGGCGAGTGTTAAGTTTTCCAATCGGGCGTGATTTAAGATTGTCAAAGTTCTCACCATCTGCAACAACCCTGCTCCCGTCAATGTTCAACCCACCAACGCCATAGGTCAGCACATTGTTGGCAACAGTGCCGATTAACGGCTTACGCGCCAACACCATTGGTTCGTGAGCTGGCTTGAGTGCAGTGCCCCAGCCTTGCCATTGCTTCGCGGCGGCGGTGATTGCAACATCATCTGCAACCATCGCCATTTCTCCACCTTTTGCACCGCCGCCATAATTTCCACTGCCCGATGCGATAGCAACCCATTTCAAATCTCTGTTGCGCTCTGCACCTGCATTTTTATCTAATGACTTTGAAATGTTGTGCGACTTAGGAAATCCCGACCCATAAACCCACATAATCTGATCACGAATTTCAAAGCCGGCATCCTCAATCGCAACTGCCATTCGGTGATAAGTGCGCGAACCTGAAAAGGCAATCAAGTGACCGCCTGGCTTTAGAACGCGCAACGCCTCTTGCCAGACTTCGACATTGAAAGCAACCCCTGATGAATCCCAACTCTTGCCCATAAATCCAAGTTCATACGGTGGGTCAGTGACAATGGAATCCACTGAAGCATCGGGCATTGCCTTCATTGCTGCGATGCAGTCATTGTTGATCAGTTGCATTTGCTTCCCCCTTGACGATTTTGTAATTGTTTTTCTCTAGCTCTTTGAAAATAACTTTCACCACTCTTGCCGGTGTATCTGGCAATTCAAACTCAAACTGTTTCCATAACACTCGCGCCAGCATTAGCCCAATCTCAGCCTCATTCATTGCCGTTCCCCTCGCCATAGACTTTCCATCCAAATCGTGTGATAGATGCACCAACTCACCATTTTTGTTGAAGTGTCATCGCCAAAATAAACCCCGAAGTCGGCATCGGCTTCGCACTGCTCAAATTCACCGTAGCCATTGTCAGCTACGAAACCGCATTCTTTCTGAAACGGCGTTGTGCGCTTGAATCGTGTTCGCATGGTTGCCATTAGTTGACTTTCCCGTGCATTGTTTTAATATGGTTCAACATCATTCGACTCAATTCCTCTTGAGTTAAAAATTTGTAAGCCGATGCAAGTGAATAACCGCAATAACAAGTGTGCATTGCTTTTGGAATTTCAGACATTCATTCCCCCTAATAATTTTGCCTAGCCTTGTCCATTGCTCGGAATCGAACCGAGATTGCCTTCCCCGTCAATGCAAACCTGCCAATGGTTTTGCCGATGATGGGTATCGTCAGAAGTGATTTCCCTGTCACCTCACTCGAACATCGGCAAATCGTTATGCGCTTAGAACGGCGCTGGCGTTGCCCCTAGCTTTGCTAGAAGCGCCAACTGCTCTGGCGAGAGTGCGCCACTGCCAGGCGCTCCTGCATTAGGCACTGCCGCTGCTGGCGGTACAACTGAGCCAGCGAGATAGGCGGTTGCCTTGTTAATGTCGGCCTGAGAATCGGTGGCATTGACCAAGATCCAAGGTGCGGATTTGCCTGGCTTGGCAACGCCTTGTCCAATGCGAGCTAAGACTGACTTGCCGATGTTTGGCTTGAGTGCTGATCGAAGTGCGATGTTGAAAAATAAAACTGAGTTGTGTTCGGTGTTGGTGTCAAGATCAACAAGGTTGACCTCGATTGCCTCTGCCTCGCCTAGTGATGTTTGAATGCCAGTCTTGTATTCAACTGGCTTGATGATTAGCAGATGGCCTTGCAAATCTGCTGGTTTAACTGATTCGCCAGCTGTTGCCGGCGCTGTAAATGGATTAGTCATTTCATTCGCTTTCTGTTGGTGTTAGGGGTGAAGCATCCTCATCGGTTGATGAGAAATCTATTTTTTCTTTACAACTTTTCCGTAGCATTCATCGCAATAAGGTTCTTTCCCAATGATGTTCTGAATTGGCTTTATGGCTTTGCATAAATAACATTCTGTTTCCCATTTGAAAGCCATCATCGCCCCAAATCTGTCTTGTAGAAGCCCGAACCTTTGAAGTGGATCGGGGTTGCTGACCATACTCGTTCCATTGACTGACAGCAATCTCCGCACACTGGCAACGGCGTGTCCTCATCAATGGCGCGTGTTTGCTCAATCGTTGCTGAACAGCGTGGGCATCTAAATTCATAAACTGGAGTCATGCCAATTCCTTCTCAATGGCTTGAATGGTAGGACAGGGATAAGGTGTTATCCTGCAAGAAAAACAAAAATCAAAGTTGAAATAAGTATCCGGATATGTCAGTTCGATTTCATTGTCAACTGGTCTGTGAAGTTGAACAATTGCCAAGAGAGAATTCAAATAGGCATCTGAATCTCCATCGACATCCCAAATCTTTTTTATCAATTTATCGTGTGTCATGCTGCATTCTCCTGTCCAGGACAACCGATTGAGATGTCCTTGCTAGATGGCAAATACCAAGGGCAATAACTGCAAGTTTGATTTGGCGCACTTGGAATCAATTTCCAATGGTTAGGATTAGCTTCTGGATCCAATTGCCAAAGTAAAACTTGAGTGTCCTCTAGGCGTTGAATTGAATCAAGAGCCAGTTTGCGATTGAAATTTTCAACAATTGTGTAGAGTCCATCAAGTCTGCCGCCTAGCGGATAGAAGGCCAGCGCCACTTTCTCGACTGAGCCAACGCCAAACTCCCGTTCAATTCCAAGCGCGTAAAGGTTGATTTGCACCCGTTGTTGATGAGTCATTCCACCCTGCTTGCGAGATTTCATGGCAGTTGCGCCAACGCATTTGTGGTCAATGACCATCTTATTTTCAATGTCAAAGAGATCAGCTGTGCCGGCAAGTTCTGCGGTAACTCGGACAGGATGCTCGACTAGATAGAGCTTGTTTTCCTCCCCGTCATAGGCATCATTAAAGGCATCGGCCAACCAAGCGTGGATTGCGGTTCCACTGATACTCGCCCAAGGATCGGTGGATGGATTGGTCTTTTTCCAATCAAGTAATTTGTAAGAAGTTTTTCTCACGCACATTTCGCCAACCTCACTCAAACCAATGCGCTTTTGCTGTGAGCGTGGCGCATTGGCTGAGCGATGGTTGACAACATTCTTGATGCGTTCAGCAAGATGACTTGCTTCATCCCCTGGCGCTATGAACATTATTCCTCATCAATGATTGAGAATCGGCGGCTTACTGATACCGATTCAATTCTTGCAACGATGTCTGCCGGCAATAGTTCGCGGCACTTCTTGGCATCAATGCGAGTGGTTTCAACTGTTGTCCAGCGAACCGATTCGCGACCATTGACCAAGCCAATCTCGGCATCCCCTAGAGCTGCCTTGACCTGCTCGGCAGCGATGTCTGCCTTCTCTTGCCATTCCTTCATCTTGATCTTGGCTTCAATATAGGCAGACAAGAACGCTGATGCTGTTGGATCTAAGTCCACCATTGCTTGATTGATTTGTGTTGACATTTCCCCTGTTTCCTTTCTTAGTAGTAAGAGTGCTTTTGCCAGAAGGCTTTGGCGGCGCAAGCACCGTCAGAACCGTAATGGCGAGAGATATAGGCAATCGATGCGACTACCTGGGCGAGTGGATCGGCTGAGTGCTTCAATCCAATCGTGCGATAGGTTGACTCAAGCAACTGCCCAACGCCTTTGGCAGATGATCTGCTGTTGGCTGATTTGGAATTGATATGACTCTCTTTTTCAAAGACCCATAACAAGCAATTGGCTTGGCGTTTGATCATTAGCTCATTGACGAACTTAGTGACCTTTTGTTTATCTGATAGGACAGGCTGACTTTTAACTATCTCAACCCTTAGTGCTGGCTTCTCGACTTTTGGTGAGAATCCGTTTGTGATGCTGACAATCAGTGCCAAAAGAGCGACACCAATCAGTGACAATGAAACTTCACGACTCATTGAGTAAATCCTTTCCTTTTGGCTCTTTCCAAATTGCGATCAATTGAGGCAACTTGCACTCTCAACTTGATAGCGATTTCCTCTTTGGTCAAGCCTCTCGATAGGTATTCCTGAATCTCCCTGAACCTCTTAGTTCCAACCTCCTTTGGTTTCATAAGTGGTTTTCTTTGCTCTGGAGTTGTTCCACCCCAGAAACCTTCTGTCTCTTGATTTTCGATGGCAAATGTCCGGCAAGCAGTTATATGAATGCAACTGTTGCAAAGCTCTAATAAACGCGGAAGGCGCTGAGTCAATTCTACCTGAGAATCAGGAAAGAAAAAGTCTAGGTTGTCCTTGTCCACGCACTTTGCCTCTGGAAATGAAGGCGCGGTCATAAGCGCCAGCAGTGTCATCGTGGATCTCCGTATCCGGCATCGCGAAGCAGATCCATCATCATTGCCATTGGCATAATGCCCCACCATTGACCAACTTTGTCAGGGGTCATGCCCACGCCATTAGGTTTGACAACTAGGATGCCGAAATCAGCTTTGGCATTCTTGCGTTCAATCTCAGTTTCCTTCAACCAAGCAGGGATCTTATAGGTGGCATGATTTTTGACTTCCATGCAAAGTGCTGGAATGCCAGTGATGTCACCTTGATCATTCGAACCAGTCAGCGCCCGTCTTTCTGCCCCAGGAAAACCCTGCCCCAACAGAAATTTGACGAGCGCCGACTCGGCCGCGGTTCCCTTTTGCTTGGCTTTACTCATTACTTACCAGCAGAAGGATTGCGATTGGATCGGCAATCGCAAGATATAACTGATCGCAAATGCTCGGCTTCTTGAAAAGCAATTTTCAAATCAGCTTTAAGTTGCTTAATCTCGTCTTGACCTTGGTTCCAATAAACGAAACCACCAATTAGATAACTGAAAATCGCAACGCTTCCAGCTGCGAGAAGCCAAGCAAATGTTGTTGGTTCCATATCAAATCCCATCTCTATTTTCTCCCCATTTTGGTTTGGAAATTGTGCCAATCTTTAACTTCTTGAAAATCATCATTCTTGTTCAATTCGCTATCTAGCCAAAGGATTGCGACTAGAACGCCAACAATCATTGCAACGCCAATGAGAATGTTCATTAGAACTCCAAATCGCAAAGCACGATATAAGGATCCATTGAATCTGCGTTGTCAATGAGGATTTGAAATGGTGCATCAACTGAAGTGAGATAAGTGCGAAAAACCATTGCGGTTATCCAATCAGGTAGCCAATAAGCATTGACGAAATTGTGATTGACTTCTCCACCTTTGACAGTTTCAAAGCGGTCAATCTGAGTCGCAAATTCTGCATCCCATTTCATGCTGACTGTGTAAAGGAATGAAAGATCCTCAATAATGATTTCTAATGAAGTTGGCATTATGCAACCGCCTTGAATCCAGTTGCAAAAAATTGAGCTGTAATTTCATGCGATTCTTTTTCGCTATAACCGGCAGCAATTGCACGAGCATAAACTTCAACATATTTGTTGATCATGTTGCTAACGATTGTTTTTGTTGTTGCTGTTGTCATTTTGTATTCCTCGCCTTGGTGAAGGATCCTTGTTCCTTCTCTTGGTATAAATACTACACCCGACAAGTCAAATTGGGAACCATTGCAACCGTTTCATTTTCGGCGTGTCGTTCCTCACAATAGCGAAAAGACCCCCACCGCCGAAGCAGTAGGGGTCTTTTCTATTTTGCTGGCGAGCTAAGGCGAGTTTCAGCTCAAGCCAGCAAAAGCGCGTTGGATGCCTTCGTAGAGGCTGATCTTTGGAGTGTAGAAGGTTTCCATTAGGGTCGGGTTTCCTACCCTGTAATGGACTCCTGTGGGCTCTGAGGGCAGGTGCTTGATCGTTGGCTGGTAGCCAGCAAAACTTGCCACGATCTCGGCTAAGTCGTTGAATGAGGTGGGAATTCCTGTGCAAAGGTTGGCGGTTTCGATACCGGCAAGGCAGCCAGCCTCAGCGCCTTCAACAACATCTGCGATGTGGATGAAGTCGCGCACCTGCTCGCCATTGCCCCAAATCTCAAAAGGGTCAGCCTTATCTAAGCCCCGTTTGATGAAGCTAGGGAATGGGTAATCCAAAGCCTGATCAGTGCCATAGCCTGAAAATGGGCGATAGATATGGACAGTCAATCCTGCTCGCCTTGCGTGAGTTGCCAACATTTCGCCAGTCAATTTCGCCCAACCATAGGTCATGTCAGGGGTGGCAATTGAGTCAAGGTTGATGTCGGACTCTTTTAGATTGTAAGCGCCAAAATCATTGGCTTGAAGTTCAATCGGATAAGCAGCAGAGGATGAGAAGTAAGTGATGCAACCTGGCTCGGTACGCATTGCCCATGAGAACATCTCGGCATCAATTGAAAGATCAACTGCCAGCGATAGCGGCTCGCCTTCGATCAACTTGCGACCTCCGACAACAGCTGCCAAATGAATCACTTTGTCAAAGTAGGTGTTGTCCTTGCGAAAAAAATCGCGAGCATCCATCGGCAAGGAATTAGCAATGTCAATGCCAACAACTTGCCAACCAAGTGCTTTGAATCGCTTCTCAAAATGTCGGCCTACAAAACCAGCGTTACCGGTAATTAAGACTTTCATGCCAGTAGCTTCTCGACAAGTGATCGATAAGCATCACTGGCGATGTATTCGTCAAATGCCTTCTTGTCAGCTGAATAAACTTCCTCAGCATTGACATCTCTGTAACCTTCATCCCATTGCGCTTTGCCGGCAACTGGGTGGAGATGTTCAATGACTACTTCCGAAAGGTAACTAAAGGTTCCCAAGTCTTTGCCAAGTTTCATCCAGAAATTGTCCAGATACAAGTGGATCATTCCTTGTGGAACCATGCCGCCAAGGGCGTTGACAATATCGCCACTCATAGCAACGGCAGTCGGCAACGCCTCGCCTTGAAACAAGTCATTGCCATAGACAATGCCAGTGCCTAATTCGTCTAAAGCGTTGATGAAATGAACATCCCAATTCTTTGTGCGCGGTCTGTGATCATCGCCAAGGAATGCGAAATGGCGATACTTATGGGCAAAGTGTCGGGCGGCAAAGTTTAATGGCTTGGCCATGCCTTTGCCATTCTTTTCAACAACCATGACATCGCAACCAAGGGCTAAGTAGGCATCCATCTGCGGTTCATCGTCATCGACTATGACAATCAAGTCCGACTCGGTTTCCGTTTCGTCAAATGACTTGATCAGCTCGGCGATGTTTTGTGGCCGATTACGGCTTGGAACAAGAACAACTAGATTTCTCAATGTTTTCCCCTTTGTTAACGATTTCCCCTGCAATTGCTAAATAAGCAGCCCCATCAATGAAGGAATCATCAAGTGGGTTGTAAGCCAATCTAGCAAGTTTCAAACCTGCCATGCAAAGAGCGACCTGATACGGCTCAATCTCTTGGTGAAGGACAACTGACCAAATCTTTGCGATTCGCAAATGATTCTCAAATGGATCTCCATTTTGATCATTGCGATCACCCATTGTCAGGCGAATTGCCTCTTTAAGTATTTCATCCCTGTCCATCTTGCTACCACTTCCAAACTTTGCCATCAACGGTAAATGAGTTATTGACAATTGGAACTAACTGAGGCATGACGGTTGTTCCGTCAACATGAAGCAAGCCAAAGCCTTTGTTCCAAGTAAATAACCCTGCCTTAATATAGCGAGCAAATTTGTAATCCATGAGATTTCCGACTTCCATTCCCCAAATGGTTTTTGTCTTGCCAGCCCAACCTTGAGTGTGATGAGTCAAGCCCATGCGATGCGTGTGGCCGCAAACAACGCTCATGCCTGAGCGTTTTGCTAAGCCCAACGCGGTAGCACCGGCGGTTGGCTGAACATTGCCTTCATCGCCATGCATCAACAGCCAGTTAGGAGCCAGTTCATAAGGCTCATGGTGATAGGTGATGCCAAGGCTGTCTAGTTTGAGAAACTTCTCAATCTCAAGCTCTGGCAATCCGAGAAAGCCTGGAGCCTTGGACTTGATCTTGTTGTAAAGTCGATCAGAGTGATTGCTTCGGACAATATGGTCAACTTGTAATTCGGCAAGTAGGTCAACGGTAATGTCGCGATGTCTGCCTAAGTCTCGCTGCCATTCGCCTTCGCCGCCTTCCTCCCAACGCGAAATCTGTGGGAGATCAATTTCATCTCCGACTGATACCACGCTGCTTGGGCGATAGTGCTTGATGAATTTGGCAACTGCCTTGGTAGCTGCGACATCATGGTAAGGACTTTGCAAATCTGAAATGACAACAATGGATTTCATAGGATAAACCGTTTCCCCTGCGTTGTTAGATTAAACCTTTTTCTTGGTCTTTTTTTCTAATTCAACATTGACTTCCTGTTCGGCAATCTTTAGCAAATTCATTGTAAATGGATCTTTTGGATTGCCTTGTCGGATAACAAGAGCAAGCAAACCTGAGCAGAATGAAAGAATTTTCACTGTTGTTGATGCATTCATTGCCAGAGCAGTGATTGCAATTGGCAAGGTAACAGTTCCATAAGTTAAAACTAACGATTGAACCTTCTTGGCATCTATTTTCATTTGATCTCCTAGTTGATTTATTTGAGGTTTAACTTGGCAATCCGAGCTTTAACTTGCTCAGGTGTTTCAATGATTTCGTAGTGCATTTCATCTTTGCGGCCTTTGTAATCGCCACCCCAACGCAATCCATACTTCTTGATCAAGGCATGGATAACTGCAACCTTCTCAACTGTAAAAGTGCCTTCCTTGCCAAGAATATGATGGGCGGCGTTGATGTCAATGGCTGTGCCGGATGAATGGTTGGACAACTCTGTTGTCTGACCTCGAACTGGGCGGTAGGCGTAGCCCCAGTCATCTAAAGTGCCTTTGTCAATAGGTTCAACGCTGGCGTGGAATTCGGCAGCGAATGAGGCAAGAATTAAGCCAACCCCCGAAGCGCATCGCAATTTGATGGCAGTGCCAGCGACAGGAAATGCCTTGATGCCAATCGCGTTGGGATCGGCGCTTGCTGGCCAGCCATTCTGCGACTTCATTCGGCTTTCCTGGCTCTAGGCTTGCTTTCGGCTTTTGCCTTCATAACTTCAACATCAATCTTGATCAAATTTTGATTCTCAATGAGTTGATCAACTTTATTGATTAAGCCAGTCTGTCCATCGTTATAGAGGGCATATTCAATGCGAGAGAGCTTGTCCTTGAGTTCGTCTGTGTATTTGGCAATTGTGTGTCTAGCAATCATGGCAATTCCAGCCATAAGAGCTGCACCAACGAAAAAGTAAGAATAAATAATTGTTGCGATATCTGAACTCATTTGCTTAAAATCAAAACTTTCACAACAGTTGAACCGGCTGAAGTGCAAGCATAAATTGCTGATTCGTGAGTTGAGAGAACTAACTTGTCACCTGAATCCATTTGGTAGCCAGTTGTCGGAGTGACATCAGAGCCGCCAAGGAAACAAGTTCCTGATGAACTGTGCAGATAGACATTTGTTGCACCGTTACCAATAAAAACTTGAGTTGGTGTTGTAGTAACTGTGTAGTTTGCAGATGAAACCGCCATTTGACTCTCCTAGCGTAAGCCCCTGAAGTTTTGGTTAGTTTGAATCTGTTGGTTGAACTGTGTGTGCTTCGTTGGTACAAATCCATTCGTAGGTTGCTTCGTCTAGCACCGCTTCATCGTGGCACTTTGGCGCATAGAAAACATCTCGCGCAACATCATAGAAATCACCAATGCCGGCAAACTTGTTTCTAATTTTGCCGTTGTAGCTGGTCTGAATCCAAGTACCACCAAGGTTATCAATTAACCATTGGTAGCCTTCGTCTGGTTCATTGTTATCTCCAACGGTTACGCGGAGAACAATGTTGTTTTGATCTAATTCTGCCCAATGGCTCATTAGTCCACCTGCACTTTCGTATAGCGAACGATGACAAGACCCGAACCGCCAGCACCTGATGATGATCCTGAGAAAGTTGAACCGCCGCCACCACCTGTATTCGCTGTGGCATTTGAAGCAGAGCTAGTATTTACGCCAGCAGTTCCACCACCATTTCCACCTGCGGCTGCCGAATTGCTGCCTGTTCCACCGCCACCGCCAGCATAATAATAAGTTCCGCTAACATTTTGACCTGTGCCAGTCACACTTCCCCAAGATGAATAAGTTGAACTGCCAGCGCCACCTGCGCCACCATTTCCGGTAACGGCGCTGCTTCCAACTGCACCTGCTCCACCGCCACCACCTGAGGATGCCGATACCGTAGTTGATGCACCTGCGCCGCCGTTATTTCCTTGACCTGATGTACCTGCGCCGCCCGAAGTTGAGAAATTGTCTGGATAAGTTCCTAAACCGCCGCCGCCCGAACCACCTGTTCCGTTACTGCCGCCAGCACCAGCAGTTGCGGTATTTGAAGCAATAGAACTATTTGTTCCATTTGCACCTACTTGACTGCCACCAGTTCGCGCTGAACCGCCAGCACCAACAACAATAGAAATGCTACCGCTTCCGCTTTGACTTGTAAGAGCTAATAAACCACCAGCACCGCCGCCTCCGTTGTAATCATTGAAAAGAGGGCTTGTGCTTGCTTGTCCATGACCGCCCGATCCACCACCTGCAATAACAATTGCATCGTAAGTTAAAGCTGAACCTGTAACACCAAGAGTGCCATTGGCGGTAAATGTTCGATAATAATAAGTTGCATCAGATGTAAGTGTGCCACCTGTAACAACAGGTTTTCCAAGCGCACCAAACCTATATCCACTTGCAGATGAATTTGCTAACGCTGAAAGTATTGGCATTTTTTCCCCTTATGCGAATTTGGTTTGTGTTTCAAAAACTGTGTAAGTAGGCGTTGCCGCTGTCTTGATAATTGTGAAAGTGTAGGAATCAATTGCGCTGGCGTTACCTGCTGAAATTGTGGCAGGAACCTTTGGAGTTACGGTTGTGCCATCAATCTGAATCACGCTTGGATAATAAGCAGTTGAGCCGTTGGTATTTAGCCAAACCAAAGTAATTGCATCTCCTACTGCTAACTTGCTTGCCAAGGTTGCCCCTGAGCTGTAACGGAAATTTAGCGTGTGATTGGCTGTGGCATTTGAGGTGTAATACCAAACCGATGCGGTTGAAACATCAAAGTTGATTGTGCCTGTTGCCGCCGAAGCAACAACATTGACATCCTCCTCAAGTCCTCTGACAATGCTTTCATTTATGCTGCTTGTGAAACCGCCATTGATTGTTGGCGAAGTTAAAGTTTTATTGGTAAGGGTTTGAGTACCTGTGAGGCTAACATTTCCAGTCGCAACCCAGGCTGACCCGTCATAGTATTCGTGAACATGACCATCTGTACGATAGGAAAGCATTCCTTCAATCAATACGCCTGAAAGCGCCGTTGTGCGAGTAGCAGCATCGGCAAAGACCATGACAGTCTGCTTCATCAAATAGTTATTGACATTTGCTGCTGTTAGCACTTCACCTGTGCTGAATAGCTTGTATCCACCGGCCATTTATTGCTCCTTAGTAACTTAGAAGTCCGTCTGTTCCATCCAACACTCCGACTGAAGTGTTGTCCAAAACAAATGCTTTGATGACAGGTTCAGCCGTCATCAATTTTGTGTCAAAACTGCGCTTGGTCATATCATGGCTCACGCCTTGAACGAACAATGTCTTGGTTATGCTAGTGCTTCCTGGCATTGTTTTTGTCACCTTAATTGGCGAGAAAATATCCAGACTCAAGCCAGCCTGAATTCTTGTTGCCGCGCTATCTGATGGATCAAATAGGTTCAAGCCAAGTGAGGAAATGCGAAGGGTTGCATCCTTACGAGTAGCCAGCAACATTTGCGCTTGGCTTAGAGCCTCGGCATCGGTTTGAAGGTAGATACCAGATCGAACGCCAACATGAGGAAAATAAGTTGTCTGTGAAGTTGAATCAACAACTTGCTGCGCCGAGCCGCCAAGCCTTTGAACGGTGACATCGTTCACGATCAAAACATCATCATGCATCAATTCAATTGTTTGGTAGCCAATATCTGAGCCACTATCGGAAAAAATGGTTGTTGGATTAGCTGCTCGATTTGCCAAATTGGTGCGAGAGTAGAAAAGCAAATCGCCTTCATTGTCGGAAAATAGACCGCCGAATTCTGTCTTATCGCCAACCAGTTGAACTTCATCAAGCATTCCTCGATTGGCTGTGCCTGGATCAGCTTGAACCGTTGAATCGCCGGTATCAATCTTGCGAGCAACGGTTGGCCATGAGGCTAGGTCAAGCAACTTGCCAATTCTTGATCCTGTGCTTTCCCCTGCTGTGGCAGTTGGAACAGTAGTGAAATGGAAGTTATTGAGAAGTCTAAAGCCGTCAACGCATTGCAAAGTGACCTTAGAGTAAGCATCAATTCCAACTTGGAAGTTGGTTGTAAATGACATGACAAAACCATAGAAAAGTGGGTATCGAGTGCCATTGTAATCAGCAAAGATTTGGATCTTGCGTAATGGTAAAAGTTTGCCGTAGTAAGGACTTGAGGTGTTAGAAGGATTAAAATAGCCGTTGTCATCGCGCAAAACGATAGTGGCAGTTCCAGCCTCAAACTTGTCAAGGATACGGTTACGACCTCGGCGAATTGATCCTGAAACCGCAATGTCTGAGATGTCAACTCGGTCATTTGCGTTTGCTAATTGTCCAGTGCCAAGCAATCCATAGACAGGATCATCCAACTGCATCGCCGAAGTGATAAATTCCGCACCATCGGTAAAGTCAATTATTGCTCCGAATATAGGAACTCCTGCAACTGACATTTAGAGAGTCAACGCTAACGCTGTGATTTGCTTACCTGACAATTGGCTATTGAGTAAGCTCTGACGAATTGTTGAAATTAAATCAGATTCGCTAGTAACGGAACCTTGAACATTGACAGTGACATTGGTTGTTGCTAAACCGCCACCGCCACCCATTCCAGATGTTGCGGTTGAGCCAAGATTGGCAATATCAATACTGCGATTGGCGGTTGCGCCAACGGCTGCGGCTAATTCTGGATTCTGATCCAGAACATATTGAGGAAGGCTGCCGCCAAAAGTGCCAGCACTTCCGCTTGTGCCGCCGCTTATATTGCTGCTGCCAGTGCTTGCGTTAGGGCTGGTGTTGGAATAAGCAAAATAAGCGGAAAAGAAATTATTAAGAGCCGCTAATGCATCAACCCAAGATTGCTTTGCAGCATTGCCAGGATCGGCGAAAGTGCTTGAAAATACTATGCCATCTTGAACCTGCTTGGCATAGGCAAGAACTTGCTCGCGTGTCAATCCCCACTTGGCCATCAAGTTTTCAATCTCAGCTGAGGATAACTTCTCATCGGCTAATGCTCGCGCAAAGTCGATATATTTAGAGGCTTCCTCTTTAGTCAGACCCCAAGCCTCATAAAGTTTCATTATCGCATCATCGTTGCCAGGTGTGGAATTTGCCGCATAAATCTTGGCAACATATTCCTCGACTGCCATTGTGGAGATTCCCCATTTAGAGGCAAGGACTGAGATTTCCTCAGTTGAAATCTTGTTGTCGGCAAGAGCTGTAAGAAGGTCGGCATAACGGGCGGTTGCCTCGTTTGATGCTAATTGAGCAGCAGTGGCGGCAATGATTGCATCAATGCGAGCCTTTTCCTCAATAGTTCCCTGCTTCAAAAGATTAAGGCGAGCCGCTTCTAATTCAATTGGATCTTTTTCAGTTGTTGGAGTAATGCCCATTTTTTTAAGTTCGGCAAGAACTTTGGCAGATTGAATCTGTTCTTTAGTCAAATTTTTTGTTGCGTTTGCGGCGGCGTTGGTTGCTGTTGTTATGCTAGAAAAACTTTTTACCACGATTGGAGAAGTTGCTTTTAATTTAGTTGCAGTCATGTGAAACTTATCAAGTTTTGTGGCTGCTTCAGATAATGATTTGGAAGTATTGCCAAGACCATCTGCGGATGACTTTGCCCATTTTTCCATGTCTTTGTTTCCGGCAAGGAAAGCAACTGCGCGAACAACTTGCAAAACAACGGAGGCAAACTTTAAGAAATAGGAAGCCTCTTGAAGGATGCTTACGCCGACCTTTGCCAATATGTTAACCAAGAGCGCAAAAGCATCAACAACTGGTTGAACATATTTTGGATTCTCGCGAAGGAAATTGAACATCTTTACAATGACAGGGATTACATGGTCATCGATTACTTTAACAACTGCGCTAAATGCTGGTAAAAGCAATTGACCAAGCGAGTTGGTTAGTTCCTCAAATTTAGCCTTCATCGCTTCGATTGGATGAGTTTGCGCGTATGCCTCAGCTTGACCATTTAAGGCTTTGGTCAATTGCTCAGTAATAATTTTATACTTTTCAGCAGCAGTGCCATTTTTAGGCATTATCACGCCAAGGGCGGTAAGAGATTTTGGCACTTTTCCTGAAGCGGCTTTTCCAAGCGCAACCATTGCATCTGTCAAAGTCATGCCTGTTGTGCGAGCAACATTAGCGGCAAGACTCATGTTTTCCATTGCTGTTGCAGCGGAGTGGAAACTTGTTGCTCCACGAGCAAGAGCATCTGCGGTTTCTGCTGAAGTAAAAGCAAGCCCAGTCATTTTTTCAACAAGGTCTTGAACTTCTGGGCTAGTAGAATTTAAGGTTGAACCGGTATTGGCAAAAGCAACATTCATCTTAGAAAATGCGCCATTTACCGCTTCGGCAACCTTGATTGATTCAAATCCAAATTTGACAATTTCTACAACTGCAAAGGCTTTGGCAAGTTTCTTGCCCATTTCCTCAAATTGTTTTCCAAAGGTGTTGCTGTGCTTGGAAAAGTTTTGCAAATCTTTTGTAGCTGCCTTTGTGCCTTTGTCTGAGTATTCGGAGATTATCCGAGCAATGACCGCGCCTTTTGCCATTTAACTCTCCTTTAACTCTTTTGGGATTCTAGGGCTTTTTGCAAATCTATTTTTGCCTGTTCAAGGGCATAATAGAAAGCCATTTCAATTCTAACTCTGTCGCGATCAACAATTCTGTAAATCAAACGAGAAGTTTCGCCAAAACGACTGTGCAAGTTTTTCTTGAAAGCAATGCTTCGTGGATCTGTGCTTACTTTTCGTTTTCCTCGACCGGCTAATTCAAAGATTCTGCCAGCTGCGGATTCATTAAGAAGTGCGCCAGCTGATGTTGTGTAATCGCCTTTTCTAACCTTGCCTTGAGCTTTTGAACTTTTGATGCCTTGAACAACTTGGGCGGTATCCCAACGCGGAAATGGGTGTTTGTTGGATGTGCTAGAAGTAGATTGCGATCCAGCCTTCCAATTTCGCAATGGAGCATCATTAGAAGCGGCATATTCAACTGCTAAGGCTTGAGCCGCTTGCTTGGCTTGACGAAGTTCTTTGTTGATAACTGCGTTAAATTTTGTCAAGTTATCTTTGTCAAACTTTTTCAAGCCAGCAAGCGTTTCATGGAGACCAGTGATGACAAGTCGTTCTTGAGCCATCACTGTTCTCGCTTTCTGTTCTTTTCGTTCAAGTAAGCGTAAGTTGCTTCCAGAATTCCGTCTGGAGCATCAAGCCATTCATTAGGTGGAATTCCTGTCTCCACCGAGAGAGCTGCTATTGAATAGGTCAGGCTGTCTCGGTGGATTCTAAGGAAGGGTCAACGACCAACTCAACTGATTTCAGAGTGTCAAGAAAGTCTGCACCAAATGGCTTAACTACGATTCCGTTGGCTTTAAGCGATGCCCAGGCAAGATAGTAGAGATGTTCAAGTTTCTGCTCATCTCCGATCAACTTGCCCAAGCCTTTGTTGAATTTTTGCTCAAATTCAACTATTACTCTTGGCCGTAAGGAAAAGGTGTGTTCAGTTCCTTCAACTAGATTGATTTTGACGGATAATCCATCCATGTTTTAACCCCTGCTTTCTTAGTTGTTATGAAGTTGCTTTTGCAATTGTGCCTGAAACAGGCCAAGTGACTGATGCTGTTGATAACTGGCCAATTCCACCCTTAAGTGGTGACCATTCAGAAACAATCGCTGAAACGGTGTATTGAGGATTTGTCGTTGTGGTTGTTGTTGCAACTGGCTTGATGACGATTGAGGTGCTAGTTCCAAGCAACGGATAGATTGTTGCTTCAACAGCTGATGCCGCAAAGTCCTGAATAAAGTCCAAAGTTACGGAATTGTCAGCAAGTCCGGCAACTCTAGTCTTGGCTGTTGAGCCAAATGATGTGGTCTCAACAATGTCATATTTTGTGTCAAGCGTTACGCTTGTGATATATGACGAAAGATCGGTTGAACCGATTGTGATTGATGGGTTTGTGAGGACTAGCTTTGCCATTATGCAACCGCCTTTGTGATAGATCCGCTAATTGGCCAAGTAACCGATGCGGTTGCTAACTGACCAATTCCACCCTTAAGAGGTGACCACTCTGAGATGAGCGCGGTGAATGTGTATGTTGGATTTGTTGCGCCGACAGCAGATGAAGTTGGTTGAACAACAATTGTGGTCGTTGTTCCAATCAACGGATAGATTGTTGCTTCAACATTTGCTGCTGCGAAGTCTTGCATAAAGTCAAGTGTCACTGAATTGTCAACAAGTCCGGCAACGCGAGTCTTGGCTGTTGATCCAAATGCAGTGGTTTCGACAATATCGTCTTTTGTTTCAAGAGTGATGCTATTGATGTGATCACTAAGATTGACTGAGTTGATCGTTACCTTGGCATCTGTTAGGACTATTTTAGCCATTGATGGTTGCTCCTTCAGAGATTGCTGATGTTGATTCTACCACTGGCGCGGCAGTTTCTTTTGAGGTTTGTGTTTCACTTGCTTTTGTCGCATTCCCCAAGATGTGACCGCCTTCAATGAGTGCTTCGATGTTTGCACCCATTTCAAGCAATTCTTTGTCTGTAATTGAATCGCCTTCAACTTTCTTGCAGTCAAGGCGATTGCTGATGATTGTATAAGCCATTTGTTTCTCCTTATGACTGGGCTTGGTAGCTGATAGTAAAGTCAAGGACAACCGCGACTCCCATATCAGTTTGGCGATAGTTGACTGTGTTTGCGGTAAGGATTGCGTAAAGGCAAGTTCCGTCAAATGTTGAATTTGAGCGAATAACTGTGTCAATTGCGCTTAAAACTGCAAATGCCCTAGTTCTGCGAGATGCAATGTCAGTTGTTCCATCTTGCGACCATAGTGAACAGGAAATCGTTCCCGATTCCTCATGCAAGTCTGTGAAGGCAAATGGCGTGTCTTGGATATTGCCAACCTGCATTTCAGAATCGCCAAATGAACCATCATGGCCAATGGCGATTGCATCTCCTGGATAGGAAAAGTCAACTTCAGCGCCGTCAAAGATTCTTATGCCGGTCAAGGATGAGGCAGCGCCAAGGGCTGTGATGATCTTGTTGACCATCGTTGGAAATGCCATTGAGACTGTCATGCGATGCCAGGGAAGCTAGTTGGGTCAAGAAGTTCCATCGCTCTGCGTGGCAAGGAATAAGTCGGTGTTGTGTAAAGCTCATCGCCGCCAAGTGAGCGACCCATCACGCTCATTGAACCGCGCTGTGTCTGCCATAGATGACGGATAATCTCAAGAACGCCTTGGCGAGCAGCCATTGGAGGATTGACGTAGCCAGCGACATAGGTAATGGAAATGTTATTCATTCCCTGCACCCAGTAACCATAAGAGTTAGTGGCATAAAGTGTGCCTGAGCCAATTCGATAGAGGCGTTGTCCTGTGTAGTCAAGGACATAATTGCTTGCCGATACCAAAGCGTCATTTTCATAAACCGAAGTAACGGAAATTGCTTTTGGATTGCGAATGCGAATGAATTCAGTGCCGCCGTCATAAAGTTCGCTGGTGAAAGTTCTGCGACCTAGAACCTGTCCGACATAAGTTTCAGCCAAGTCGGTTGCCGCATCAATGAATCGGCGCAATTCCTCATCCAAAGTTGTGTCTGTGGTTGGAATGTTTAAGTGAGCCTTAACCTCATCAAGTCCAACAATGCCAAGGTCGGCATAATCTCGAACCGTAAATTCATCGGTATAAGCTGAGGCGTTTGTTCCCGTAGCAAGCCATCTAACCGCATGGCGGCCTGTTTGAGTCGGGGAAAAGTCGCAATTGTAAAGTCCAGTTGAAGGATTTGTTACCGAACCCGTTGAGGTGGTTCCGTCTGGAAGGGTAATTGTGCAAGTGACCGCCGAAGCATTGGCATTTGCGCCAGTTGAATCAGTGATGGTTATTCCAAGCGGAATGACATCTCCTAAGTCATAAGTCATCGAGATCTCCTTGTGATGGTAGAAGTGGCGCGTTCACGATTGCTGATTAGCGAACCGATTCGGGGTCTTAAAATGATTGTTGATCCAACTCTTAAATTCTTATTCGGATTCATTGTAGCCCCGACTCTGATTCTTTCAACAATGGATGTACCGGTTCGGTACTGGTTACTCATCGAAGCGCCATTGCCGATGTAGCCATATCCCGAAGCAGTAAAAGAAATCAAGCCCGAAGCTGATGTGGCAAAGTAGAGATTGTCAGTTGCAGTTGCTATTAAACTGATTGCGCCTGATCCTGTTGTGGCGTAACTAATCTTTGAAAAAGTTCCAGATGCAACAAGGCTGATCGACCCAGTTCCGGAACTTGGATAAGCAAAAGATGAAGTTGCTGTACCTACTAGGCTAATTGAGCCTGATCCTGTTGTGGCAAAAGTAAGTGAATCAGTTGCAGTTGCTACTAGGCTAATTGAGCCTGATCCTGTTACAACAAAGGATGAAGTTGCTGTACCTATCAGGCTAATTGAACCTGATCCTGTTGTGGCAAAAGAAAGAGAAACGGTTGCTGAACCTACTAGGCTGATTGAGCCTGAGCCTGTTGTCGCAAATTTGAGCAAATCGGTTGCTGAACCTACTAGGCTGATTGAGCCTGATCCTGTTTCAGGGAAAGTAAGTGAATCGGTTGCCGAACCAACCAGGCTAATTGAACCTGAGCCTGTTGCAGGGAAAGTAAGTGAATCGGTTGCTGAACCAACAAGGCTGATTGAGCCTGAACCTGTTGTCGCAAATGTAAGTGAATCGCTTGTTGAACCAACTAGGCTGATTGAGCCTGATCCTGTTGTAGGGAAAGATGTAGCTGCTGAACCTACAAGGCTGATTGAGCCTGAGCCTGTTGTAGGGAAAGATGTAGCTGCTGAACCTACAAGGCTGATTGAGCCTGAGCCTGTTGTCGCAAAAGAAAGAGAAACGGTTGCCGAACCTGCAAGGCTGATTGAACCTGAGCCTGTTGTAGCTGTTGATCCGGCATTGTAAGCAACGCCAGCTTCGTTGTAGGCAATGCTCTCATTATAGATTGCCATCAACGCTTCTTTCTACTATTAAATCAATTTCCTCAAATTTCAATTATTCAATTATTGGCTCGACAGTTTCATTCCAAGGCAAAGTTTCCTTGGATTGCCATTCAGGGGTTGCCAAGATCTCACGCATTTGATCGTCTGTGTAAAAACCTTCTAAGCCTTGAATAGATGCAATAAAGTCGGGTGTATCACCAAGCCAGTCGATGTAAGTTTTAGATCCATCTAAAGAGTAAGACAGGGTTTCTAACGATGTTATACAGGTTTGCGATAGATCAACCTTTGCTAACTGATCAGTTGGAATGATCGCGTAAATGTAACTCATATTCCATACCTCGGTCTATATGCTTCAAATATCTGCATAATTTCACTTTGACTTAATTTCCTTGTGTAACACATAACTATCCCTATATCGGAATTTACACCCTGAGCTAAACCGCTATCGTTTCCGAATGACATTTGAGTACCGTTAGTTGTGCTTGTGTTGGTTTTAGTGTTATTAATTGATAAATTGTTCAAATAAATAGTGCCACCTGTTAAATCAATAGCTGCTGCAATCATACACCATTGATTTAGTGGTGGAGTTAAGCCTGATACAAAATCATAATTTAATGCACTGGTGCCCCACACATAATTTATTTGATTTGTGGTTCCCTTAAATGCTAAACCAATATCATAAATTGAACCGGCAGGTATTCCACGCAAAATAATTGGTGTTGAATAAGAAGCTGTATTACCATTTCTTTTTATAAAGGCAATGAATGTCATTGCAGATCTTGAGGCGCCTGTCACAACTGATGTTGCCGATGTATTTGTAGAGTTAAAAGTTTCAACCCCATCGTAAACATTTGAATAGGTTGGAGTATTTATCAAAGTTGCCGTAAAACCATTGCCACTCAAATCATTTACAGTTGTTCCACTACCACTATAAGAGTTACCATTGCCAAAATCATAATAGAAAAATAAGTTTTGGTAACTTATATTGGGTGTTTTAGGCTTTTTATCTTTGCGAGATTGTGAAAACCCAGTGACCTGTTTCCCTTGCCAACCGTGACTTATAGACTTGTTTGTCATTAGGAAATCCTGTTGACATAACCTGAAACTGTAATCACATTCGTTGTGCCAGCATAAGCGGCGATTGTGGAAGCAGTTGGTGAGCCGCCACCTGAACCTGTCAAAATAAGTCCTGGCACAACCAGTGTTAGACCCGTAGTCGGTGGAATAGTGATTTTAATTTCATTATCAACAGCTGTCACGCCGCCCCATTGAATAGTTAAAGCTGTTGCGGTTGATGCTGAGTTGTAAGCATAAAGCCAAACTTCATCAATAGCTGTGGAGCCTGTACCTGTTGCGTGGATAGTTGTGCCAGCACTTCCCGAAGTAGTTGCGGCAATTTTGATGGCTTTGCCCTGTGTGCTGCCT